AGGTGCATTACAAGACTTAGAAACTGCAGTAGAAACAAAGGCAACTACTTCTAGTCTATCATCACACACAGATAGCACTTCTAATCCACACACTGTGACAAAAGCACAGGTAGGACTAACGAATGTTGAAGACACTGCTTTGTCCACATGGACAGGTAGTTCAAATGTTGCAACTTTAGGAACAGTAGGGACAGGAGTTTGGAACGGTACTGCTATAGCAGATAGTTATATCGCATCAGCATCTACGTGGGATGCAAAACAAAATGCCATATCTAGTGGGGCACGATTAGATGCAAATTTGATATGGGATGGTTCTGTTTCCAATTCTGAATTCGGGTATCTTGCAAATGTCACCTCTGATATACAAACACAACTTAATGCTTCAGCAGGTGGTTTTTCAGAAGGGGACGTTATAGCTATTGCAATCGCTCTAGGATGATATGGCAAACATATTTAAACTAGTAACAAAAGCAGATGTTTCTGATGACAGTGGTACACCCACTGAATTACTCGAAGTACCTTCCCTTAAAACGGAGGTGGTTTTAAGCCTTCTTTTAGCTAATAAGCATACGCAAAGTGTTTCTGCTACTGTGATAATCGACTCTGACACTACACAAGCAGGTGCAGATGCTAACACAGAAGTTTATATTATAAAGGATGTGATTATTGATATTGGAAACTCTTTAGAAATAATGGGTGGTCAAAAATACATTTTAAACGCTACAGATATACTTAAAGTCTATGCAGATAATGAAAACATAGATGTAGTACTTTCTTACATGGAACAGGACGTATAATGCCATTTATTGGTGACCAAGCAACTGCTAATGCAAAGATAAAAAAGCACGTTTTTACTGCAACTGCTTCACAGACTGCATTCACAGTCGCATCAACTGCTAGTGATGAACTGCAGGTGTTTTTAAACGGGGTTTTACTTAAACTCACAGATGATTACACGTACACTACAAGTACAGTCACTTTAGGAAGCGGGGCAACAGCATCTGACATAGTTGAGGTACACGTTTATCAGAGTTTTACAGTCGCAGATGCAGTTAAAGCAAGTGGTGATACTATGACAGGTGAACTTGAAGTGCCGACTGTCAAACTAAGCTCTAATGTAATCAAGGCATCAGACGGTGGGAGTACAATCACTTTGGACACTTCTGATAATGTTAGTATTGCAGGTGATTTAAAAGTTGGTGCGATTAAAGCTTCAGACGGGACAGCGGGAATATCGATTGCTGATTCTACTGGCAGAATTACTGTAACCGAAACTAATCCTTCAATTACGTTAGGTTCAAATGCAACTTTCCCTGCTGGTCATGTGCTACAAGTTGTATCAACTGGACAAACTGGGAATGTAGTTACAACTACTCTTGGAGATGTAGTTAATGCTGGTATAGAACTAACAATTGGTTCAGGCAATAAAGCATTCATAATTGTAACTGGTTGGGTATATACCAGTATAAGTGGTGCAGGGGCTGATAGAAAAATCGCAATTTATAAAGAAGTCTCTGGCTCAGATACTGTGATTGCAGATAATCAGCCCGGTTCTTGGGGTGAAACAGAAACACAATATGCAAGAAGTGCTATATCTGGTTCATTTTTAGATAATACAACTGGAACTGTAAAATATAAAGTAAAAGTATCAAGTCTTGGAACTTCAGGGACAATGAGTTTCCAATCAAATTTAACTGTTTTTGAGGTAAAAGGATAGGATGCAACCAGATAAAATGTCGGCACTTTCTTCGTTAGTCCCAGATGGTAATTTTGAATTAAAAGACGATGAAACTGTTGTCTCTTATAGAGGTGCTATTCCCTCTGATGAAAAAATACAGGCAGAAATGACTCGCCTCCAAGCAGAATACGATGCACTCCAATACCAACGTGACCGTGTCTACCCCTCAATAGGTGAACAATTAGACCTACAGTATTGGGACAAAGTAAATGGGACAAGTAAGTGGCAGGAATCGATTAGTAAAGTGAAAAGTGATCACCCAAAACCAACTGAATAATGAGTAGATCTAGAGACATTGCAGATGCAGGCGTAAAGATTAATTACCTTGATAATGTGGGTGCAGATATAAATACCACTTATGCCCCACTAGCATCACCAACTTTCACGGGAACGACTGACATTTCTAGTGGTGCGACATTCCCAACGGGAACTATACTGAACACAACACATAAGTATGTCGTAAAAGATCGTCTTAGTACAGCGACTAGGTCTTGGCAAACTGGTGAGACTCATACAAATATAATAACAAACTTAACAAACGGGAATAAGCTAAGAGTTTCTCTTGATTCGTTTCGTCTACTCCCCCAAGCAGGATCGTACACATACTTTATGCTTTCAGTATTCCCTAATGGCACGACCGACTCATTATCAACTGCGACAGGTAAAAAAATACTTTGTTCAAGTTATATTTCTAGTGCGTCTCAGGTTGTCGCTGGTTCACTTACAGTAGAGATTACAGTTGCCGCCTCAGCGTATGACGCAATCCTATATCTTATGACAGAAGATACTACGCACACGGCTACGATTGCAGATGGGGGTGAAGACGCGAACGGTGCTGATACACAAACTTTACATTCAGGAACCTACACCACTGGTGCCTCTCTGTACTGTTATGAAATTAAGGGGTAACTGACTATGGTAGAACATGATCTAATTTTAAAAGCATTAAAAGAATTAAGGCCACTTGCTGAATTTACTCTACGAGGAACGGAGTTAGAGTGGTTAGATTCAAAACAACCAGAACCTAGTCAAGATGAAATAAATACTGAGATTGAACGTCAGAAAAAAGAGTTTACTGATAATCAGTATCAAAGAGATCGATTAAAAAAATACCCAAATACAGATGATTTAATTGTAGCACTTTGGGAAAAAGTAATTGAAGGAAGAAGTGAAAGTTCAGATGCTTTAGAAGTGAAGAGGCAGGAAGTCAAAACCGCAAACCCGAAGTCTGAATGACACAACAAGCAGAACTGAATCCTGGGCAATAACACTACGCTTTAAGCGTACTTTTGGAGCAGAACAGACGAAATGAATCCACCTGAACCGCACGAAATACTACAAACTGCAATCGAAGATTTATTCGAAGAACTAGGCACAGAGATGCGAGAATACGCAAGTAATAATTCGTTCGATAGTTGGCATAAATGCATAAATATTTTACCTGAAATAGCAGACCTAGTTAACTGCCTAAAACAAGAAGCGGATATTGCAGAGGGCAAGTTCCCTATCAACTGATGAATCCTGCTGATTACAAATATAATTACGGGAGGGATATGCCGGTAGAACCAGACATTTTAATTTCACTGATTGAGAGGTTAGGGGTACCTATCTGCACGCTAATCGCCTGCGGATACTTGATCTCCTGGTTGCTCAGAAATGCATCTGCTGAACGGTTGCAGTGGCAACAAAGAGATGAGTTAAATGACGAGAGGATTATGAAGCTGGTAGAGAGCAGTTCTGATGCATTACTGCACGTTAAGATTGCACTAGAAGCAAACACACAAGCTATGCGTGAGTTCATTAGATACAGGAGGAATGAGTAGATGGGAACCACAAAAGAAGTAGTAACCGAAACCACTACAGACCCACCAGAAAAAATAAAACCAAACATTAACGAAAAGATACAAGTCTATCGTTTTTGGGGCAGATTAATATTAGCAATGTTCGTTTTAGTTATTTATGCAGGAACAATCTATAGCCTACTATATCATGTTGAGGGGATGGACGATAAAAGCGCATCACTTAGTCAGGTGATGGTAGGAGCCTTAACCGTAGTTCTTTCACAGATAGGGCAGTATATGTGGGGGTCAGACAAAACAGATGAGACGCAGGAGCAAAAACCAGAACCTAAACAGGAGGAGAATGATGATAGGGGGGTTACTTCTTAACGTAATACAATCGTTAATCGCAGATAAGGCACAGTCTTTAGCAAAGGAACACGTAACTAAAATAATCGAGGATAACTTAAGTGACGATCAGATTAAGATCCTTGATGAAGCAGTCGACTTGATGCCTGAGAATAGTTTCAGATCAGTTAAGGATTTCTTAAATTGAAACTTGCTCCGAACTTTAGTCTTAAGGAGTTGACAGCATCCCAAACAGCCGAAAGACTGAACATTAAAAATGAGCCTGATCAACAGCAGTTAGTCAACTTAGTACACCTGTGTACACACGTACTTCAACCTGTAAGAGAACACTACGGGAAAGTAGTCACTGTCAGTTCAGGACTGAGGGTTTTGGCGTTGAATCGTGCGATTAAATCTGGAGACAAAAGCCAACACGTTTTAGGACAGGCTTGTGATTTTGAAATCTACGGTTTAGATAATCATTTAGTTGCACAGTTTATAGCAGAAAAGCTTGATTACGATAAGCTGATTCTTGAGTTTTATTCACCCCCAAACGGTGGGTGGATTCACGTTAGTTATGATATGCATAATAATCGTAAAGAGATTATGACTGCATCACGAGACAGTGACGGTAAGGTTCATTACAACACAGGATTTAATGTTTAGTTATGTCTTTGATCGAACTGCAAATACCACCAGGAGTCTTCAGGAACGGCACCAAAAGAGATGCACGAGGCAGGTTTTATGATGCCAACCTAGTCCGCTGGAAGAACGGGAAACTAAAACCTATAGGTGGGTGGGCAAAAACTACAGCTTCTGCGCTTACTGGTAAAGCCAGGAATATGCTCCCGTTCAAGGATAATACAGGGGTACGTTATATAGCAGTAGGCACTTCGTCTAAGCTGTACGTCTACTCAGGTGCAACCTCTGCACCTACGGATATAACACCGTCAGGATTCACAACAGGAAACGAAACTTCAGCAGTTGGGACGGGTTGGGGTTCTGGGCCTTACAGTGGAACTGATGTGTTCAAAACATATTCTGCCACTACTATCTCAGCATCAACTACAGATGACAGTTTTAATGACTCTGCAAGTGGGTTTTCTACAACTGATTTCGATGTAGGTGACTTGATACAGGTGACTGGGTTCCCTGCTGGTCCAAGTGCTGATGCAAATAACAAAACGTATTCGAACAGCCACCGAATAACAGAAATAACTACTTCCAAGATAACAGTAGGTGATTCTGAGTTAGTTACAGACACGAATAGTGGTAGTGCGTCTATTACTATTTCGAAGGCACGTAACTTCGGAGAAGATTACTCTGCAAGTTCTACAAGCCTTGTGACCTCTGCTAATATCTGGTCCTTCGACACTTGGGGACAGCACTTAATCGCGTGTTCTGATTCAGACGGAAAGATATACGACTGGAAACCAGAAGCAACAAACCCTTTAAGCACTGTTGCAGAGGTTATCAGTGCATATGCCCCAACAAGTAACACGGCTATTCTAGTGTCAAAAGAAAGACACTTATTTGCCTTCGGTGCAGGAGGTAACCCTAAGAAAATACAGTGGTCTAACCAGGAATCACACGATAGCGGATCAGGTGGGACTGATAACGATTGGTACCCCTCTTCTACAAACACTACAGGTGACTTTGAGCTAGACACAACAGGACAAATTAAATCAGCACAAAAGGTTGGCAACAGGATTTTAGTTTTCACAGATGTGGACTGTCACGCAATTGATTACCTTGGCCCACCGTATATTTACGGAAGACGAAAACTAGCGGATGCGTGTGGTGTGGTTTCCAGACAGGCAACCGCAGTTGTCACAGGTACGTGTGCGTGGATGAGTTACAACGGTACTTTCTTTATTTATGACGGTGTAGTCCGCCCGTTACGTTGTGATGTTTCTAAGTATATAGAAGATGATTTTAATGAAACCCAACGTGACTTAGTTTACGCAACTGCAAACAGTTTAAACAACGAAATTTGGTGGTGGTATACTTCAGAGGACGGTTCTGATATAGACCGTTACGTGATCTGGAATTATGCAGAAAACTGGTGGTCTTTGGGTAAGCTTGAACGGACCACTATGAGTGATGTCGGTGTGTTTAAAAATCCTTTGGCAGTAGGCTCAGACGGGCATATATATGAACACGAAAAAGAGAGATCAGGTTCCAGTCTGCGAGCATCTGGTGTGTCTGATCCAGGTAGCGTTACTTCACTAAGCCAGAGTGACAGGACGCTGAGTTTCGGTTTAACTGCATCATCCTCAAACTCAGATACTTTTGTAGAGACAGGAGCCTTTGAGATAGGATCAGGAGAACGATTTGCAAATGCAAAGCAGTTGATTACTGATTCAGATGCAGGTGACAACGCAGTTAGTTTTAAAGTGTTTACTTCTGTTAATCCTGATGCAACAGAAAGTGAAAGTTCTAGCTACTCTTTATCCACTACTGGGATAACAGATATACGAGAAAACGGGAGACAGATGAGGGTCAAAATACAGGCACCGTTTGATCAGGATTTCGAGATAGGAACTATACGAGCAGAAGTTTCACAGGGAGGTAAAAGATGATTAATCTACCGTTACCTCCTGAAGAATATAACTCCACCTATCAGGCAGAGTTAACGAACAACTTAAGAGAACTGGAAGAAAAGTGTGTTAAGTTGGACGAAGATAACTTTGTAATCACAGGTGGGTTAATCCTGAAAGACACTTCAAATAATAGCTACTACAAACTGAAAGTAACTGGAGGGAGTTTAGGTGTAACAGAAGTCACAAAAGAACAGTCCTCCAACCCGTATGTTTGATGAAATACAAAGGAGCAAGAAATACTTAGAACCCGTTTTTGATAAGTTCGACACGTACAACTGGGAGGATGCTGTACGTAATATTGTACAGGGGA